TCATGCCAGCAACATACATAACTGGTCGGAATCTGACTTTGAGCATCAACTCTGTGTCATACGCTGACCAAGCATCAACCGTCACACTTGAAATGGAAAACAACCAGCAAGTGCTTGAGGTTCTATCAGGTCGCGCCTACAAAACCGTAGATAAGACCGCCACACTAAATGTGGAACTATACCTAGATGACACATCCAGCGCTGGCATTATTTCAGCTCTATGGGATGCAGCATCAAGCGCGCCAGATACATCACTAACATTTAGTTTTGATGTAAACGGTGACACATTCGCTGGCAAGGTATTTCCAGTATTTCCAACCGTTGGTGGCGCAGCTACTGATGTACTAACCACCTCGCTATCTTTTGTAGTCGAGGATGGCGCAGTAACCCGAACATAATCGAGAGAACAGGGCAACCATTATGCAATACAACATAACTACAAAACAGGGCAATAACTACATAGTGAGCGACGAGTCAACATGGCTTTGGATCGAGATCGAAAGGGATCTTGGATACACAGTCACCCAAGCAGCTGAAAAGATGAGCGAGGGATCATTAGATGTGATCACTTGCATGCTTTACAAAGCAGCAAAGGCCGCAGGCCATACAAAGTTGCCAAACCAGCAAGCATGGGTTGTCAATGAGTTTGACGGCTTTGAGGTGGTTGAGGAAAGCCCAAAAGAGAACTAAGGGATTTATTGGTAAGGATCGCAGTATCCACCGGGATCCCAATGTCAGATCTTTTGGACTGGTCGCTCGCAGACATACAGACAGCAATCACGCTGATAAGAGAAAGGAATGGACATGGCTGAAACTAGAAGCAGTATTACAGTCCGCCCAGATCTTTCTGATTATCGTGGTTTGCTTAAAGCGCTTAATCAAATGGATAAAGAAGCGCAGTTTGAATTAAAGAATGACGTTTATTCCATTAGTGCTTGGACTGCACAAGGCATTCAACAAGCAGGTTTTGCTCATCCTTTCTACCCAAAACAAGCTGCCATTGTTGCTCAAACTGTAAGACCTGCTAGAGACCGTGTACCAACTGTGTACATTGGTGGCTCAAAAGGCCGAGTTTCTGGCGGTGCTAATGCCGGGCAATTGTTATTTGGTAATGAATTCGGTGGAGACCGCAACGCCTTTGGCAACCGTAATGCCTTTGCTAATGGTGGCTTTAGATTCCCACCGCGCACATCTCGGGAGGGTCGGGGCAACAAGGGTTACTGGATCTTTCCAACACTTAAAGGCATGCAACCTGAAATTAAAAAGCGCTGGTTTTCAGCGTGTAATAAAGTCATGGACAATTGGGCGAGGTACAGCTAATGGCAGATACAAGGACACTAAAACTTTCATTACTTGCTGATGTTCAAAAGTTCCTAGATGGTATGGACAAGGCTGATAACAGCACTAAGTCTTTCTCCAGCAAGGTTGGCAAGTATTCCAAAGCAATGGCCAAGTCCTTTGCTATCGCAGGCGCAGCTGCTGGCGCTTACGCAATCAAACTTGGTATTGATGGTGTACAGGCAGCAATCGAGGATGAACAGTCCCAAGTCAAGTTGGCGCAAGCACTTAGAAATACAACGAATGCAACCGATCCACTTATTGATGCAACTGAAAGATACATTACTAAGCAACAGTTAGCCTTTGGCATAGCCGACACCAAGTTGCGCCCGGCACTGGCTAACCTTGCCCGAGCCACTGGTGATGTAGGCAAGGCACAGGAACTAACTAACCTTGCCTTAGACATTAGTGTTGCCACTGGCAAAGATCTTGAAACTGTATCGCTAACCCTTGGCAAGGCTTACAACGGCAACATTGGTGCTTTAACTAGATTAGGTATTCCTCTCGATGATGCCATTAAGAAGTCTGGAGATTTTAACCTAGTCCAAGGCGAATTGGCTAGATTATTTGGTGGCGCAGCTCAAGCCAATACCAAAACCTACGCAGGTCAGTTGGCTATTGTCACAGAGCGTTTTGGTGAACTCAAAGAGTCAATTGGTGTTGCAATCCTGCCGACACTTAAAAACTTACTTGAACAAGTAAACCTAGTTGCTAAAGGATTTAGTGGCGAGGATGAAAGTAGTGGCCTTTCAAACAAGGTTAAGATGTTATCTAACGATTTAGGCGGTAAGTCAGGCGGTATTAGCCTCGGTGAGTCATTACGCAATGTAGCCGAAGCATTTGGCAAGTTGTTTGCCACACTTACAGATAGTGACGCCAAGGGATCAACAGACACACTTTCAAACATTGCTAATGCGCTTAACAGTGTTGCTAATGGCATTAACTCTGTTGCTAATGCCTACAAGAAAGCCAAAGACATTGGTGGCGCAGTATTAGAGTTTCTTATTATTAACCCGGGCGAGGGTCCAAAGTTTGCTGACTCACGTTTAGGCAAGGCACTCGGATACACCTCAAGAGCTGCTGGAGGCCCTGTAGGGGCTGGTCAGCTGACACGTGTAGGCGAATTTGGCCCTGAACTATTCGTGCCAAGTGGCTCGGGATCAATTCGCCCGGACAATGGCGCAGGGTCAGGTGTAACCATAATCATGAATGGTGTCATTGATGGTGAGTCTGCTCGCCGTAGCATTGAACGCCTATTACAAGACTCCTCACGCCGTACAGGGGCGGTTAATCTGGTCGGGGCTACATTATGACCAGTTATGATCCCTATCCAACTGTGACCTTTGCAGGCACTACAACTTACGCTGACCAGACCATCTCATCTATTTCAATTCGCAGTGGCCGTAATGACGTAACCGAGCAACCGCAACCGGGCTATGCATCAATAAGGCTTTGGACCGATGCCAATGATCCGTTGGATGTGGCATTAAGTCAGTCAGTTTCAGTAAGCATTGACAAAGGCACAACGGGTACACAAGAAATCTTTTATGGCACAATTTCTGACATTGATATAAGCCTTGATGCCTATGGGTCAGATGGCTCAATCGCCGTATACTCAATCACAGCCGTTGGTCCACTAGCGCAGCTGAACCGCCGCCGAGTCGGGGCTAGTAACTTTGCCAAAGAGTTTGACGGAACAAGAATTTTGAACATTCTTAGTGAAGCATTTTTGACTGAATGGGATGATGTCGCGCCTACATTAACTTGGGCAGGACTGCCAGTTGGTTCAACTTGGGATTCCTATGATGCAGTGGGCATCGCTTTAGTTGATAACTTAATTGCAAATGTGGATGTGCCGGGACAATACGAATTAGAGGCATACAATGACGGCGATGCCGATGCCTACACATTGGCAGTACAAGCTGCTAACTCTGGTCGAGGGGTGCTTTGGGAGGGTCAAGATGGAGACCTGCATTATGACGATTACTTAGCCAGATCATCAGCAACACCGCTAACTCTTACAGCTGATGACATCCTTGCCCAAGGACTACGCACTGCCGCGCAATGGGGCGAAATTGTAAACGATGCCATTGTGACTTATCGAGCAGGTAAAGCCGAGGCCAGAGATGAGCAGTCAATTATTCTTTATGGGCAACTAACTGGCACACGGTCAACCCAGTTGCATAACTTGGTGGATGCCGAAGCACAGGCCGAGGACTTTTTGGCCTCCCGGGCTTACCCAAGAATGTATCCAGAGCAGCTGACCATCCCACTGCACTCGCCAACGGTAAGCGATGCCACACGCGATGCACTAGCCGCCGTATACAACGGCCTACGGATAAGCACGACAGAATTGCCAGCAGTCTTTGGCACAACCTTTGACGGCTTTGTAGAGGGTTACACATGGAACCTAACCCGATACACCGCTGAACTTGCTTTGACTTGCTCGGCATATTCTGAAACTTACTCATCCGTAATCTGGTATCAAATACCACCAACCACAACTTGGGCAGGGTATACTCCAAGTACGACAGAATGGCAGGATCTATAATGGCTACGACTACCCCGAACTATGGATGGGACGTTCCCACATCGACTGATTATGTTAAGGATGGGGCCGTCGCGATTGAAACTCTTGGCGATGATATTGATGCGTCATTATTTGCCATAACTGGTGGCAAAAATGTTGGACTTGTTCCAGTTAATACAACAAATTTCACAACGCAGAGCGCGGTTCAAATAGATAGCATTTTTACGTCCGCTTTTGATAATTACTTTTTTGCTTTCAATATAACTGCATCAAGCGTGACTAATAACGCTATTCGAGTTCAAATGGTTGATGGCACAACCCCACAAACAGGTGCTACATATAGTTACGCTGGTAACGGTGTAACTTCTACTAACTCAATTACCAATACAGTTGGAACAGGTTTAACAAGTTTTACATTTATGTGGACTGATTCAGGTGCAGCGGATTTGACAAATGGAGTCTTTAACATCATTTCTCCAAATAAAGCAGTGCGAACAGGATTGACTTTTCAAACTTACAATTACAACGGTACTTCTGATTGGTGTTACAACGGTGGTGGAGTTTTTAATGCTACAACTCAACTTGAAGGCATTCGTTTTATTCCAAATAGCGGAACAATTAGCGGAACAATCCGCGTGTACGGATACAGGAACTCGTAATGTCTGAAACCATTTTAATAGTTAACGCTCAAACTGGCGAAGAGGTTGAACGTGAACTAACCGCTGAGGAAATTGCCGAACGGGAAACAGCACAAGCCGAAGCCGAAGCACAGGTAGCCAAAGCCGAAGCCAAAGCAAAAGCCCGAGCATCAGCACTAGCCAAACTTAAAAAACTAGGATTGACAGCAGCTGAGATTGAAGCTCTGTAATGACATTTCTAACATGGTTTGCACATAGCCCAATTGCCTCATTTGTAAAGGTATTTGGCGCAGGTGTGCTTGGTTGGTTGCTCGTAAATGCAGACACTTTAGGCATTCACCCGGCACTGACCATTGGCCTTGTGTCAGCATTACCAATAATCATTAACTGGCTCAATCCAGAGTATGAAAACTATGGCAGGGCCAACCTAGATGAAGCCGATTAGATTAGGCATTGTCACATTTCCTTACGGGGCTAAATACCGTAATGGCACACTTCACAAGGGCATTGATTACCGCGCTGACGTAGGCACATCTGTGTACGCAGCTGTAGGTGGGACAGTTGTACACGCTGGCAAACACATTTACAAAAAGGGCTGGGGCTTTGCCTTTGGCCTACATGTAATAGTTGATAACAACCGCTTTCCAGACGGCACAGCAGGCCTGTGGGCTGGCTATTGCCATCTATCCAAGGTTGGCGTACAGGTCGGCCAACGCATTGCCAAGGGCGATTACATTGGTCTTAGTGGGAACACAGGTCGAAGCACTGGCCCGCACTTACACTTTCAAATTCTTGCCAGCCGTACTTGGAATCCAACTAAGCACAGAAACCCACAGAAATGGATTGATGCATGAGCCAATACATTAGCCGCAAATCTGATGCCTCATCAAAGATACCTACACAGACACTTAAAGCTGACGTGTGGACTGCCTTAGAGGTAGACGGCCTACTAACTGTTATACCTAATGCTGACTCGGTTGCCGGGGCATTATTCGCCGCTTACCTAAACATCAAGACACCTAAAATCGGTGGGGCTAATGAACTTACAATCCGCTGGACACGCGATCCACAAGGCATCAGAGACTCAACTGGCTACCAGACTATAAGCCTTAAAAAAGGCGCTACTACTTTTGTAAAGGATGTCTGGCTATTCCAATCAACTAAAGGCCAGCCAGTTTCATTCATGGTTAAAGTCAATGGTAAGGCCGTGATTACTACACGCGAAATCAAGTTGGCAATCTCATGACCGCCATACTTGTTGCCGGGCAGATAGCAGCTGCTTTAATTGCCATTGTCAGCCTTGTGGGTTTATTCATTAAATGGGCAGTAGTTAAGCCAATCAAGGCCTACATAGACACCATGACTTATGCCATCCAGCCTTATGCCAATGGCGGTAAATCCTTACCAGACTTGATAAATAAGGTTGATGCACTACATGTTGTGGTTCAAAATCACATAGATACAAGCCACAACACGCCTATTTTCTCAAAGTGCTTGTGCGAGTCCTGCCTAACGTGCTAAAACTATTTATGTAAGCGCCAAGGCTTACAACTAAGAATAGGAAATCAGGGCATGTTAAACACATACAAAATCTATGACACTATTTTTGTGGCATCAGATACGCACGACATTGTCATCATTGAGCAGAATGTCAATGAGAATTGGGACGTATTCGTACCAATCACAGATAACTACATTGCTAATGACTTAGATTCATTTGATGCAGCTGAAGGTACAGCCTTTCAGTGGTTAAGTCAG